AGGAACCAGGGGGATTTTGGAATCCCTCTTCAAACCCTTTACGCCCACGAATGACCTACTCGGTAGGCATCCCAGATATATAGCGTTTTACTTCACATCCGTCTCCTTTGTGAGGAGATAGGAGTCCATATTAGCCTTTACTACCTGAAATACGCCTAATAAGCCATTCTAGACGACGTCTAAAGTGAAGTCTTAGATTACTTTGTAAACTAGGACACCACTCAATGATGAACGCCTAAACGGCACTATTTAGGTGGACGCTGGGAACCCTCCCAGGGTCTACCTACATAGTTTTCAGTACCTTTATACCCAACATTAGAACCATACAAGGAATCAGAACGAGTCCAAGGTGGTCTAAAGTCATTTACCTTTACTAACCATTTAAAAACAGCTAGAGGAGATACAACAACTCTTGTTGGTGATGGTTTACCTTCTAATTTATCCTTTGCCCTTTCGACTAACTCGGAAACTTCTACAATACGGTCCACTGCTGACCTCTTTTCAAGGAGATCAACCAGCTCGTCGTCTATAGACTTCCGGGATACAGTGCTTAAGTCCCTGATCCCTGACTTATAGAGTTCTTGCGAACATCCATAAATCATTAACCAAAGAGCGTTCAGCTCCTGCTCAGACTCTGACCACGATCCTTCAAACTGGAAAGTGGCCAAATGGGTTGGAAAAGGAAATGGACAAATTAGATCCATAATATGACACGCTAAAGCTGTAATTTCAAAATCCATTCTCACCTTCTCCACAAACATGAAGATAGGTTTGAATAACGAGATTTTGAATCACGGTAGGTCTATATTTCATATTGACCTCATTAAAGGCGAAGTATCAAGGTTTGGTACTTTTCCAGCAACAAGGGTATAAATGATCGACTCCACGTAAGTGAGACGAGCATTTATCAATAAAGATTTATAGAATCTCCGTGACGGTTTCTTCAAGTCAATAATTGACTGAATAACCGATTCCATACTTATCCTTCCTGAATTAGCAAACATAGTGAAAATTGCAAGAAGACTTCAAGCGAAATCTCCCTGTGATCTACGACTACGTCTGTTCAATGTCCTTAATCATCTCCCTACTCTAGTAATACCCATACCTCTTCCTAACAAGTAGAAAGAAATATTAGCACGTCCCATCATAGAATTCTGACTCATGAACATCTTCCAAGAAAGTGCCGACACATTTAGACCATTATGACCTGTAACCTTAGCAAATTCAAAAGTTTCACCCTTTGAACATACGGATTTAGATAAGTTTATACCCACTCCTAATTTTTCCATTACAGAAAGATAAGAGGTGGCAGTCAACTCATCAAAGATCACAATGTCATCACCTAATAGTTCATAACCCTCAAACCACGGCTGTCCCATTTTATAAGGATACACCAGTGCATGAGCGTACTGAACTATCAAGTGATGGGTCAAAGCTAACATAGCCCATGACGATAAAGCCCCCATAGGTTGCCCTACAGAGTATCTAACGCCCTGGTTGAAGAACAGATGCTCGGGTAAACCCAATACATTCAATCCTTCACTAACAATATGACTGACCGCTCCCGATTTAGAATCGTGAACGCGAGAGTCAGATGTTATCCATGAAGCTGGCAATGTAGCTCTTTCTGTAATCAGAGCTGCATTGTGACCTTCTAAATGGTAGCTCCGACCGACTAGCAACTGCTTCCACGCAGCAGCACCCTTGACACCTAGCAAAGGTTCAAGGACTGCCACCTGAATAGCAATTGGTAATCTGTCAGTAGCTGCAGATAGATCAAATCCCCAAGAACGCCCACCTTTAACTTTTTCAAAACAACGTTTCACCGCTGCCGATTGGTCAAAAGTAGCATCATTAGGAATTCTTTCCAATAGAGAAAACAAGAGATCATGTAACGGTTTTAGCATAGACTGAGTCCATACATCCACCATCGCAAAAACCCTTATTTTCCCCGCAGCCTCCTCCTTTTCACATAACTGTCCGATTACAGCGGACGGGACCCCTGATTTGTTCAAATGAGCAAACCAGAGTTCTGTTCCAAAACGACGTCCCAACGACTGAGCTAAGTCCCAGTAGTTGAGAAGACGTGTTTGTCCCATTACACCCATCAAGATTTTAGCTGGATCCTCCAAACCATTTGCTTTTAACATAATGGCAGCAGAAATCCAACCAACCCATGATACTTTGTGGGAAGGGGAGCTAGTCTCCAACGGTAGCAATTTACCTTCAGAAGGTACTACTTTAATATTGAAGGCTTCGAAGGTTTTGGCAGATAAAACTGTCATAGCCCCAGAGGCGGTCTTTAAAAAATTAGGATCTCCTGAATACAAATCGGTTATTGTGTTTAACTTTCTTATTCCAGGAACTTTGATCACTCTATACAGAGCGAACAGAGTCAACCACCATCTTGTAACAGAAGGTGACCCAGATAAGATAGCCCCACGGTCTGAAGAAGGTATTACCTTCGGCAAACCACAGGACGTTAAACGCGGTAACGGGTGACTTGGGCAGATTTCTCTAAGAGAAACTGCTTTGTCACCTGCTATACGCCTTTGAACGGCAAGCTGGCAAGATTTAAGATACTGAACCGTATATTCAGGACTATGGTTTTTAGTCATAGTCAATAAATACTGAATAAACGACATCAGTTGAGTAAGTCTCCCAGTAAACTTCACTAGATTAGGGAAAGAGGCACCTAATAAACGGTACCCCAATCTCCGACCTAGCGCTGGCAACTCGAAAGAGTTAGCCAGTGAAACCATTGCATCACTTATGACACCGTCTTTGAAGGCTTTAGAAATGGAAAAGAATTTTATATTTTTCATTTTTAAAAACTAACATTGACGTTTCACTACTTGGTAAGGCTTTCGGCCCACGCCCTTTTACAAAGGCGTCCTGAAACCTACTGGGTTATTGTCTCCCCTTTACACATCGTGACCGATATTTCATCGTGTCTAAACACCCTAAAAGCGGTGCTACGCCATGTTCTAAAGATTCAATAAAGCGACCCCAGCCGATCACAGGCTGTTCGCGAGTGACATAAGAAGAAAACAATTCCGCTGTTCCCTTTCGGGGACGGCAGGCTAAAAGCCACCGGAAACCACCTAAATTATCTTGGATTCGTAAAAATCCTCGACAACTTAGATTGCGTGACCTCTGGCCCGGCCAAATATTCTGGATTCAAACTAAACAACCCCTCCAACAGGAGCGGCTTAGTCAACACAGAAGTGATTTGGAAGACCAAAAATCTTTCAAAGCATCAAAGGTATTTACCTTAAAACGGTTTGGGGCCCCATGTGGGCCCGGTATCCGTAGGGGGAGGTGACT